TCGCCGTCCTTTTCCTCATAGACAGTGCCTAGTGCGCTAGTGGCAATCTGGTCTGCAAGGGTTTGAGACTTGGCAGATGCACTAGCTGCAAGTGCAATCATCGTGTAGAAGCCTGCGTCAATAGTGCCGATGTAAGTCTCTGCTTCAGCCCATGTAGTAGTTGCAGGGTATGTATCCCAAGTCACGGTAGGGGTAACTTCTGCCCAAGTAAGGTTAAGAGCTTGTCCTAGGATTTCTGCAATTTGTGCGCCATCTAAGGCTTCTGCTAGGGCAGTGTTGTAGATTGCCTTAGTCAGTTTAGCCAGTGCGCCAATACCTAAAATTGTTCCAGTGGTAATAAAGCCAGTCTCATTTGGGCTTCTAACACCAACACTAAAGTCTGAAACTTCCCCACCAAATACAGTAACATAAGTACCACTTGAGTTCTTTAGTTCTAGAAGTATTGGTTCAGTTACATTGATTGTGAAATCTGCTCCAGTGGTGTTGATAATCTGTACTTGGCAGTAGCCAGCAGTAGCCTGTCTATCAATGTCTAAGCGACCAGATGCAAAAGAAACAGAAGTGACAGTTGTATAAACATCATCGCCTACACTGATTCGCCATTCTGGAAGCCAAGCCATTAACGCAACCTTAGTGTGCCACGATCAACTGCGCCCTGTAGATATTGGTCAAGGGTCTCGGCAATGGCGTTAGGGTCTCCCACGCCAGTATTGATAGTTACAGCAAAATTATACAAAGAACTCTTGGCAAATGCTGCTGCATCTGCTGCATTCTGTGCATCTAGCAGGTCAGCCATTGCATTGGCTCTGGCTGTAGCAGCAGCGGCGAACTCCTCTATTGCTGCCATAGATACACCGCTTGTTGGAATCTTAGGCACAAAATCGCCAATGGGAATACCAGAAGGGCTAACTCCGCCTGTACTCGTACCAGCACCAGTTATCTTGGCCTGACCAGTCATGCTACTCATAGCATTCAATTTAGCAATAGCAGCATCTAGATTAGCAAGATTGATTAAGTCCTTAGGTACGATCTTATCCAAAATAGACTTAATATCAGCCAGTTTGAGATTTTGATTTTGCAAGGTTCCTAAGATTTTAAGGTCTTGGTTGAGTTGGTTTGTAGCAGCTGTAATGCGAGCTTCATCCTTAGAAGCAATAGCATCTTCAAGGTTGGCAATATCCTGCTTAATCTTTAGGCGAGTCATATCATTGGTAATAGCAAGAAGTTGAGCAGTGCTAGTTACCTTGCCTAATTGTTCTGCTTGATTGATTTGGGCTGCATTGAGTTGAATAGCATCCATATCAAAAACATCAGTAGCTTTACCAAGTGCAAGGTTAGCCTTGTCAATAACACCTTGAAGTTTCTTAGCTGTGTTCTGTTTATTAAGCAGAGCAAGTCTTTCTTTCTCTCTGCGTAATGCATCTTTCTCCATTTTAGCCAGAAGTTCTTGCTGCTTCTTTTCAGTAAGAGTAAGTTTGGCTTCTTCCTTTTTAAGTGGAGATACAACATTTCCTCCTACTTGCTTGCCTACAAAGCCAAAGAAAATGTCTTTACCTAATTTTTTTAGATTCTGCGCAAGAGTAGGAATCGCGCCAACACTAGTTCCTGCTGCAAGTGTTACTTTGTTAAATAACCCAGCCATCGTTTCTAAGAAAATAACCGCATCACTTGCTTCTGTTCCGCCAGCTGCTCGGGCTAAGGCATCAACAAACCCTTCACCAATAAGTTCAGAAGCCTTTCCTGTTGCAGTGCTTAAGACATCCATTTTGTAAGAAGTTGTAGTTAGGTAATCTTCTGCTGCTCCAGCTGATTTCTTTAAGATAACTGACAAAATCTCATTGAACGACATTGTCGTAAGTTCAGCCCTTGTCAAACCTGAGTTGTATTTGACTAGACCTCGAGTAACTCCAACATAACCCTTACCTAAATCCTGTGTGACTGTGGCTAGATCAATGCCAGAGGCTCGGCTAATCGTGATTGCATCATTGAGAAGTTTCTGGGATTGGGTCAATGAGCCAGTAGTGGTAAGCAAACCTTGAAACGCTGGACGGAGAATGTCGTCCGCAATCGCAGCTGAGGTTTCTAATTTGTCAATGTAGTCAGCAATGGCAGGATTAGCAAAGCCAATGCCTAGATTCTCTACTGCTCGGTTGAGTCTAAGGGCTGCTGCTTCATCCGCTGCAAAGGCTTTTACTGCTGTCTTGCTAAATTGGACTAATGCCGTTGCGCCAAATGCGATTCCAAATGTACCTGCAAGTTTCTTGACATTGCTATTAAGTTTTCCTACAGCAGTATCGGCTTGCTTAAAGGCTTTATTGCCAGTGTATTCAGCTGCTAAGTTAATAACTACTGATGGATCAACAGCCATTATTTAGGTCTCATTTCTGCATAGAACTTTACTTTAGAGTTTTCGATAGCCTTTATAATTGCTGCGTTTGTCTTACCGCCATCTTCAGCCCATGCCCTAAAGATTGCTCGACCTTTCATTTTGCGTGACCTACGCCCAGCGCCAGTCTGATTATTGGCATCTGCTATCTGGCCATATTGATTCATAGCTTCAATAAATTGCGCGCCCGCTTGAGGGTTATTGCTTTTAGATTGATTCTTATTACCTGAACGAATCATTTTGCCATAGTTGGCTTGGCTCTCACGCACAACTCTAGCCATAGGAGCTTGCTCGCGACCATTAGGATTCTTGCGACCAGCAGTCTCATAAATTGCACCAGCAGCGGAAGCATTGACAACACGCGCTAATGCTCTAAAGCCTTGCTTATTAGGTCTAGATGGTGTGGTCTTATATCCAATACCGCGCTTGGCTTTTCCTGTACTCCAAATACGATCACTGCCCCAAGCAGTTGAACTACTTCTAGCCCATCCACTTAAAGGAGCTGTTGCTGGAATAAATCCTCTAGCCTTATTAGTAATTGGCTTAAGAAGATTGCCTAACTCTTTCTGAGTTTCTTTAGCTAGGTCTGGAGCAAAATCTTTAAGAGCCTTACGGAGTGCGAGTGCGCCCTTTACTTCTGTTGGCATCGCTTATCTCCTTTTGCTCATCTTTGAGACCCTTCAACAAGGCTTGAAGCATTATTGGGTCTAAATCTAATAACTGCTGTGGCGCGATTCCCAACCTAATGCTCAAGCGAGCTATTAAGTAGGTGAATGGATAATCGCGCTTTAAGCTAAAGGGTCTGAGTCTAGTACCTCAACACTCTTAAGTGTCTCGATAAACTCAACCCCGAAAGGCTTAACAGTTTCACCTGATCTGCGTGTGACTTCCCATGCCAACCAATACACCGAAGTCTGCATCTCATCTTCACGAAATGCGCGGTGGAAGCCCTTTTTAGCGTATAACTCAAATGAATACTCCACTGCTGGAGTGATTTCACCCTCGATAACGCTTCCATCTATACGAACGATTTTTAGTCTTGCCATGATTAGCCCCTTTATTTAGTTAGATTATGACCAAGTACCAGTAGATGCGTAAGAAGTCTTGCTGTTACATGTGAATGTAATATCAATCATTCCTTCATCGCTAACTGCACCATTGATGTCAGTTAGGTTATCTACAAGAATTGTACCTGAGTATAGAACATTCGTTGCTGATACAGCTGCTGAAGAATCTTGAATTGCTTGGAAAGCAACTGTAGTTCCGAATGCTGCCTGAAGTGTTGCAAGAACGCTTCCTGCTGCTGTGTCGTTCAAAAATGAAACAGTAATTGAATCTGAAGCCAATCCAGTTACGAACTTATTGGCGGTATCGCCCATGGCCGTTACAGGAATCTGGTCTAGAACGCGGTTAAGAGTGAATGCAGTAACATGATCAGAAAGATTGACTGTAGCAATCTTAAATCCGACCTTGTTGTTTAAGAAAATTGCCATGGATTATTCCTCATCTTTCTTGGTTGATACTGGCTTTGGTGCTGGTTCGCTGACTTGACCAATCTTTTTCAAGAAGGCCAAATCCTCTGGTGTTAGTGACATATTAGCTCCAACTTGAACATAGGATTGATACGGACATCTCGCAACTGAGAAGGTCTCCCGAAGCAGCATTGAGAACGCTAGGTGCGCTTATTGCGCCTACATTATAGGTCAAAGAAGATGCAGCGAGTTTGTTAAACACTCCAACTACAAAATCTTCTATCCCGTTAAGGTTGCCCTCATTATCGAAAAGAGGGGTCGTAATAATCAGCCGAAAGTTGGCTAATGGACTTACTGTGTTGCGAGCATTATTGCTAGGAGTTATGTAAGGGTCGTCTGGACTCACAATAACTGAATTGGCTAATACTGTGGCAGGCGGGAATGCAAAGACTTGGTATTTTGTGTTATCGACTAAGGCGTTAGCTAGTGTCGTTCTGAGTGTAGTGAGAGCAACTGGCATTATCCCACCATCGAGCGTGGGTCGAGTGCGTGTGCTATCAATCCTCGCACCTTAGCGAGAAGCTGTGCGCTCATTCGATAAGGGGAAGGCTGGAAATCGACAAGATTGCTTCCACCTAAAGTAGCGGTGCGAGCTTGCCATATATCAACAGCGATCATCAAAGCTGCATTCTGTATAGCTGTATCTGTTGTCCAGACTGTGTAAGTCTCTGGAGCAACTGTGCCATAAGGCTCAATTATGTGATAAGGAACAGTAGTGGTGTGAGTAGTAGCAATGCTGATTGAGTATTCACCGACTGCTGTAATGGTCTTAGTGCCATTATATTTTGTGCCAGAATTGGTAATAGTTACAGACTGTCCAACATAAAAGACTTCTGTAATAGGTTCATTGAAATAAAGAGTGCCGATGTCGGGTACATTGCTATGTGCAACTGAAAATTGATTAGGTGTCCATAACATCGGAATAAGAACAGCGTCTGAAGCGTCACAGACTTCTTGGAGAACAGCATCAGTGTATAGCGTGCCGACACCCAAAGTGGTGCGTAATTCGCTGACTGTTGTAAGTGCCATTGCCATTCCTTTCTTAAGACTCTGGGGAGTAGAGGGCTACTACTCCCCAGAGCGACTTAGAGTGGTTCTATTATGTGAAGTTGAACCAGTTTGCGCCAGCTGCCAACTTGGTGGCTAGTGCTCCCTGACCAAATAGTAAAATATCTACTGTTCCGTCAGAGTTAATGTTTGTGCGAAGCTGCTGACGAGCAGATTCGTACCATGTGTAAGCATCTGGATTGATTACAACCATTGAATAATCAGTTGTACCTACTCCGCCTGAGCCCTTCATGTAACGAGATACACGAAGATCAAGACCAGCGACATTTCCGCGCAGTGAAGTAGGTGAAAGTGCTCCACCTGCATTCTGTGGATTCGCAGCAATATAAATTGGGCGACCAGCATCGTTGTATGACATGATGTTAGCCCATTGTTCTGGTGTTACAACCATGTTGCGACCAAATCCAAGTGATGCTGAATAAACAGCAGCAGCTGCACTTGAAACATAACTGAGCAAGCCTGTTGCTGAGTTAGCCTGTGCTGTTGCGTTAAGTGTTCCTACGCCTTGAATAGTATCTGTTACATATTCTTCAGTATCTTTTGCGTAAGCGTATTCCATTTGGATAAGAAGCTCGTCAAGAAATGCAGGTGTTGAGTTTGTTAGCAATTCAAGCGTAGTGATTGCACGACCCTTGAAAGACTTCTTTGTAACTGTTATGTAAGATGCTTCGAGTTGTGACTCTGTAACTGGTGCATTCTCATCGATTTGATCGACTAAAGGAACCTCAGTAATCTTTGGCAACTCAAATGTTTTTCCGAACTCTGGCATTGTTCCAGAAGAAATTGAATCAATAAGAGGACGATCTGCATTAGCCAAGAAATTAAGAAGTTGTGTGCTTTGTGGTGTTGGAATAAATCCTGCACCTGTTGTCTGATCGTTGTCAGCAGCGCGAAGCCATTGACGAGAATCATCATCACCAAAAAGGTTAGCCTTTAGTGTGTTTTCCAAGTAATTGCGCTTTGTAAGTTCGATTCTTGGCTTAGTGTAATAGCTTGCTGTAACTGTAGGACGAGCAGCTTCAACTGCTGCTGCCTCTACTGGTGCTGCAACTGTCTCTGGAGTATTCTCCACAGCTGTCTCGCTTTCTGTTTGTGGGTTTTCTTCAACAGGGATTACTTCCTCTGCTGCGATCTCTAGTATTTCTGAAGACGCGAATGCGGGAACAGTTACTAGAGAAACTTCTTTGAGTCTCGCTGAGGAGACAACTGTATGACCATCTTTGGATGGTTGAGATGCAAGGATTTCTGCCCCGATACTCAAGCCTGTAACTAATCCTTCTTGCGCCATGATAAGTGCGTCATTACCGCCTGAAGAACGACTCAACTTAAAGGTTGCATAGATACCATCTGCGCGAGTCTCTGAAGCAGTCATGCGACCAATAGGCTTTTTTAGATCGTGCTGTGATAGCAACTTAATCTTTGTTGGGTCTGCAATCTCAATAGAGTTAGCTGCAAAAGTATAAGCACCAAGATTAGTATGGCCGATTTCACCAGTACCAAGTGGCACAATCTTTCCAGAGATTTCTCTGCGTTCTTCTGAGCATTCGATTGATGATGCTTCGATGTATAGAGTTTCCATTAGCTGCCATTCCCGTTAGGTGATAGGTCTTCCATTTGCATTGCTTGTTCTGTTGTAATTAAACCAAGTGCTAACATCTTTTCTAGCACTAGCAATCTTTCCATTGGCTCTGTACGCAAGAATGAGTCGTCTAAACTAAACTTGACATAATGTCCAGCAGTGCTGACATCATCCATACTGAGCCTAGACTCAATCGCTGAGACATAAGGCTGCAATGTGAAAGCGACCATCTGCTTGCGTTCATCCTGCACATTTGCATAGGTCATAGTCGTGTTCATCGAAGCACTAACATAATATGGATCAACAGAACAGAGTCTGGCGCATTCAGTCGCTAATCCTTGGATTGCATCCTGATAAGCCATGTCCTTAGGACTAAAGCCTGTAGTTTGATAATCAAGAGTTGCAGTTAAGTAAGCAGTGCCATTATTTTGGCGGGCGCGCTTCCATGCAGCAAGTAATCCAGTAACTTCATTAGGTGGAAGGTCAGCCCCCGAGTTTTTTAGGAACCCAGTCGCAGATGGAGTTTCCAGAGCTACGCTTGCTGCTTTTTGTGCATTAAGTGCTGCTCTTATAGTTGATGCGCCTACTGCAAGAATGCCTTCATCTTTTTGAAAAGTAATAAGAGACCCAAGACCTTCCATGGGTACAGGTTTTCCATCAACATAATACTGTGTTACATAATTATTCATTGCATCTGTATTGAATGTAACGCGATTGTTAGCAACCCATTGCGCGTTAGCCATTCTGTTATCTTCAAGATAAGTCTCAGTAATGAGCCAGTAGCTGACTCCATACATCAATAACGAATCAAGCGTAAAATAAAGGGTTTCGAATCTTGGTTGCGATCTAGAAGGTTGCTCTATCCATCGCGGAGGAGCGACCATTTCTCCAGTAGATTTTTTGTAGTATTCGAGTGGAATGCTGGCAATAGTGCCACAGATTAAATCGCGGCATCTTTTTATTGCGGGTACGCCAAGAGCTTCTACGCGAGAGATGGCGACTGGGAATACATTGTTAAAAGTGTAAAAATTGTCAGTCATTATCTGGGGCGCGTTTTGCGCTTCCAAGATTTGAGGCTTACGCGAGAAGATACCCATAGACAGAAATTGTAGCATTTGTCAAGAGATTAGACAATATGCTAGTGCGTGT